CATAACCGCGGAACAGTCATTATCTTAGCACATGTCTGCCATCTTGTCAACTACTATTTTACCTTTTTTAGACATTTGTTGAGAGTATCATTAAATGCAGAAGAAACCGTTACGGTTTTTCCTGCATTATTTTTTTATCCGAAGGCAGGCGGAAGGAGGTTAAAACATTGAACGGATACAGTTATTTGACGCTGGAACAGCGCCGCGAGATCGAAAGAATGTATGCAGAGGGTGAACGCGTTGTTGACATTGCCGCCCGTCTGAAAAGGAGCGCCGCCGCTATCTACGAAGAGTTGAAGCGCGGCTATACGGGAGAGTTTGACGGCTACGCCCGCCCGAAGTACAGCGCCGATCTTGCACAAGCGACGGTGCAAGAGAATTTCCGACGCAGAGGAAACCGACGCGGCGCGAATTGCTAAAATACGAAAGGAGCTATTCAATATGACACAGTTTAACAACGAGCTTTACGCGGGGTTCTTGCCGGAAGCGGGCGACGCGCGCTTCGAGGGAAAGCGGGGCTTCTATCCTGCAATGACGGCGGAAGAATACAGAGCGCTTCCGCTTCCGATGAAATGCGCAACGTGGGACGCGCGCGTTCAGTATGTGATCTTCGATAGCTATTTCAGAGATTATGAGCTTTCCGGAAAAGTCGAGGTTCACGCCGAAAACGCATTCAAGGCGCTTTTCCGCCACAGCGAAACCGACACGCAGTTATACAGCGTTTGCGCCGTTCGCCTTTTTGACGGAACGCGCGTTGCGGCGAAGTGGGTTCAAGACAGCGTTTCGGGCGCATTCCGGATTGTAACGACTTCCGGAAACGTGCTGGGTACGCAAGGCGGCTTTCGCGGACATATCCCCGAAAACTGCAAGAAGCGGGACGACGGGACGTGGGGGCTTTTCCCGCTTGATCGCACAGCAGACCGCAAGCAGATTATACGCGTCGCATTTTGACGCGGGAAAGGAGCTATTCACCATGAGCGACAGAAGAACAGCGTTTGACGCTATCACGAAGGACAAGCCCACGCTGGCGGGCTTCCTTCGTTCCCTTCCTTGCATTGAAGCGCCGTGGGACGCGGCTTTTCAGAAGCGTTATTGCTCTTCCTGCACGGCGGAGAATTGCGACACTTGCGCGAATGAGCAGTTCCGGAACAATCCGGAATGGTGGCTTTCCCTTCCGACGGCGGAGGTGGAACAATGACGGCGGATAGGGCGCGCGGAGCGCTTGCCGTCCTGCAAGACGCGGACGGGAAGTTTATTTGCGAAGTGCCTTGCGGTTACATAGTCGAGCAGACAGCCAGCGCACACAAGCCCCGGCGGATACAGGCACAACGACGGCGGCGGGCAATGCTTCGCCGTCGCGTCGCCCTTACGGTTGCATTGCTGACCGTTGCCGCCCTTCTTGCGGCGCTTATGCCGTGGAGCGGGAGCGGTGCGGCGGACAAGCCGAAGGACACGACCGCCGGAACACTTGAAGAGGTACACCAGCCGACCGCCGTTCTTCTTCCTTCGAGCGGGACAGTGGCGGAATATGTGCCGAACGCGGCGGAGGTTGAAGCCCTTGCAAAGCTGATCTACGGCGAAGCGGGGATCGTTCCTTCTACGACGGAGCAAGCGGCGGTTGTATGGTGCGTTCTGAACCGCGTTGACGATCCGCGCTTCCCCGACACGGTGCTGGAGGTTATCGAAGCGCCCTATCAGTTCAGCGGCTACGATCCCGAATATCCCGTGAAAGAGGAATTCGCCATTCTTGCGGCGGACGTGCTGACGCGATACCGCGCGGAGCGGGACGGCAAAGAAAACGTCGGGCGGGTGCTTCCGGCGGAATACTGCTTCTTCACGGGCGACGGGCGGCGCAATCACTTCACAACGGAATGGAAAAGTACGGATTGCTTCGGCTGGACGCTTGAAAGCCCGTACACGAATTAAGGAGGGGCGGCGAATGCTTGAAATCAGACCTACGCACTTAAAGCCCGCCCGCGAGTTCGTCGGGAAATACCATCGGCACAATATACCGCCAGTTGGCGGAAAGTTCGCAATTTCCTGCTTTGAAGGCGAACGGCTTTGCGGCGTTGCAATATGCGGCAGACCTACGGCGCGGAAACTTGACGACGGCGCGACGCTTGAAATCTATCGGAATTGCACCGACGGGACAAGAAACGCTTGTACGAAGCTGTACGGCGCTTGTGTCCGGATCGCCCGCGATATGGGATACAAGAAGGTCATTACCTACACGCTGGAGAGCGAAAACGGCGCTTCCCTTCGCGCGGCAAACTTCACGTTCGCGGGATCGGCGGGCGGGATCGCTTGGACAGGGACACGCCGCCGCGATTACTACGTATCGCCGGAAGAAATGAAAAACCGATGGGAATATGTACTTTGAAAGGAGCGGCACACATGAAGGACAACAAAAGCGGCTGGCAGTTCCCGAAGGCGCTTGAAATTATCAAGTGCAAGGAAGGCAACAAAGAGTTTATGAAGGAACGTCCGGCGCGTCGCCCGTTCGGAAACACCGTGCTTATTTGCGAATATCCGATCGACGACACGGCGGCGGAAGAGCCGAACGCGAAGTTGATTACATGGCGGCTTGCAAAGCGCGCCGCGCGGGACTTCTTGCGCGTTTCCTTTATGCCTTCGGCTATCGTATCGGCGGCGACGCATGGCGGGAAAACCGCCGTCCGCGTCTACGGTAAATATTAAATCACACGAAAGGAGCTATTCAATTATGTTCAGCAAGAAAAAGACAGAATGCCGCGTTTGCGGCTATCGCTTCACACCGGAGCGGGAAAACATCTACACGGCGGAAGAACCGCGTTCTATGGCGGATATGCTGACGAAAGCGCCGACGCGCTTTTCGGCGGTTGATTGCCCGATTTGCGGTTGCCAAATCGCGCTGGCGATCCGCGTTCCCCGCGTTGACATTTCGGACAATGCGGAACGGCACGACGCGGACGCGCTCAACATTCCCGCTTCACCGTATCCGGACGGGGACAAAGGCGTTATGGCTTGCCCAAATTGCGGAAGCGGTGAATATCTGCACAACGCAGACGAAAACGAAAACGCTTTTTGCGGGCAATGCGGACAGGCTATCAAGTGGGGGTGCGAAGATGAAGATTAAAAGTATCGCCGCTATCTGCAAGAAGAACAAGAATATTGCAATCTTCGAGCGGTACAGCGACGACGGCGACATATTAACGCAGTACATCGGCGACGGATCGGCGGTTTATCCGGTTGTCGGGCTTCCCCAGCTTGACAAAGAAAGCCTTTTGACGATCTTCGACGTTCCGGAGAAAGACCGCGATAATTACTTCGTGAAAACGCTGGGCGTTCCGGTGGGTATCAGCTTCGAGGACACAGACGAAACGGAAAGGCACGTCGAGCGGGAAGGAATTTCGATCATCTATTCCGGACGAACCTTGAAGCCGATCCGCACAACGCGCGGGCTGGTATTCATCGAAAGCCGCTATCTTTCGCCCGTTGCTGACGTGCTGGACGTGCTGGAGCTTTACGAACGCCGCACGGCGGAGGGAGCGCCCTACATCGTCGCGAAGGCGGGCTTCCTGCTTCAAGCGGTGATTATGCCTTATGACGTTATCAATCAGCAGTTCGTGGAGAGCTTGCAGAGCTTAACGCGGGAATGCGAATTTTCCCTTTCTGAAAAGGAACGCAGGGAACGCGAAGCCCGCGACCGCTTCACATTCACAGAGCCGGAACAATGTTCCTTGAACGTCGATCCGGACACGGGCGAGGTTGTCGAGGAAAGCGAGGTGGCGGACGAATGAACGCGGCGCTTCTATCCTCTAAAAATATGTGCTGGTGTACGCCGCAAGACTTCTTCGACAAGCTGAACGCCGAATTCGGCTTCGTGCTTGATCCGGCGGCGACCGACAAGACGGCGAAATGCTCTTTGTATTACACACCGGAAACGGACGGGCTTTCGCAAAGCTGGGATCGCGGCGGCGCGGTATTCTGCAATCCGCCTTACGGACGCGAGATCGGCAAGTGGGTTCAAAAGGCTTTCGAGGAAGCGCGGGGGGGGTATCCGATTGTTTTACTTATCCCAGCGCGGACGGATACGGCATATTTTCACGATTACATTTACGGGAAAGCGGAAATCCGCTTCGTGCGCGGGCGGCTACGGTTCACGGACGACGACGGGAACGCCGCAGATCCCGCGCCCTTCCCTTCAATGGTAGTTATCTATAACGGGGAGCGGGTGAAGGAATGAGCGATAAAAAGAAATGCCCGTTTTGCGAAGCGATCGCGCTTCAACGGTTCATTGAAGAACACCACAGCAAGCCCGCAGGGTTCGGAATGGCTTTATCCGCCGCGCTTGTTTCCTACGCAGTAGTAAACGGGCGCAAATGCGGACGGACAACGGATTACATGAAGGACGGCAAGGGCTACCCGCTCAATTATTGCCCTTCGTGCGGAAAGCGGGTGAAGAATGAATAACCGACAGGAAAAGCCGCCCTTGAAGTGCTTGCTGGGCATTGATCCGGAGAAAACGCAGAAATGCAAGCCTTCGGAATGCGCTTCTTGCGGCTGGGAAGCGGCAGAAGCCGCACGGCGGCGGGAGTACGTGAAGGAACACGGCTTGACGCTATGCGCCGACGGCTTCCGGCGGCTGATTATCAAGAAGGAGAACGACATGGCGACACCATACAAGGAATGCCCGCATTGCGGCGCACATCTTGACAGCGGCGAAAAATGCGATTGCCGCGCGGCGGAAGCCGACGGCAACGCCGAAAAAGAATTGAAAGAGAGGACAAAGGACAATGACAATTAACGAGTTCGCAGCAGAGGTTCACAAGAACGCCGTTGACCACGGATGGTGGGAAGGCGAAAGAACGTTTCCGGAGATCGTGGCGCTTATTCATTCGGAGGTATCCGAAGCGCTGGAGGAATACCGCGACGGGAAACCGCTTCTTTATTTCCCCTGCAACGCTGGCGGCGTTTGTTGCGAAGAGGACGGAAGCGCGCATTGCGGAAGCCGCCCTTACGATCCGGAAAATCCGAACGCCCGTTGTTCCGCGCAGAGCAAAAAGCCCGAAGGGATCGCGGCGGAGCTTGCCGACGTGATTATTCGCGTTCTTGATTATTGCGCGTATGCCGGAATTGACATTGAAAACGTGCTGGAGGTAAAGCACGAATACAACAAAAGCCGCCCGTATCGGCACGGCGGCAAGAAGTGTTGATCATGGCGGAGCGGGTGAACCACCCGCCGCACTATAACGCGGGCGGGATTGAGTGTATCGACGCGCTGGAAGCCGCGACAAGCGGGCTTCAAGGTATCGAAGCCTTTTGCACAGCGAACGCGATCAAGTATTTGTGGCGCTGGAAGCTGAAAAACGGTGAAGAGGACTTGCAAAAGGCGGTTTGGTATATCAACAGACTTATTCAACGAGCGGGCGCAGACAGCGCCGCAGGAAAGGAGCTATTCAATATGAAAGAGAACAAACACGGCTTCGAGCCGAAACAGGAATTCACAATGGGCGGGATCGCTTGGACGGTCATTCAGACGGGCGCGGATTGGGTGAAGTGCATTGCTTCCGATTGCGTCGAGGAACGCGCCTTCGATGAAGGGAACAAGAACGACTTTGCCGCTTCTTCCCTTCGTGCCTATCTGAACGGCGAATTCTTGCGCCGTCTGATTAAGGCGGGCGCGCCGGAAGAAATATTCGAGTATTTCAACATCGACTTGACCGCCGACGACGGCTTGAAGAATTACGGCGGCGATCGCGTCCGGATCGGGCTTATCACTTGCGAGGAATACCGCCTTTTGCGCGGCAACATTCCGGCGCTTCCGGATCGTTGGTGGTGGACGGCTACACCGGACAGCCCGATAAATTCTTTCGTCCGCAACGTCATTTCGGTCGGCTCTTTGCACTACGTCCACGCGTGCCACGGCGGCATTGGCGTTCGCCCGCTTTGCAATCTCAAATCTGAAATCTTGGTATCGTACTTAAACGGCGAGAACGCAGAGGAACAGAAGAAGCGCGCCGAAGCCGTCGATATGATGAAGCATATTGCCGCCGCGTGGGACATCGACGCGGAAGAGGTTTTCGGGAGGGCTGACGAATGACAATGTATCAATTCATGGTGAACGCCTTTTATATGCTTTGCGGCGTTGCTTGCGTCGCCGCTTCCGTTGTGATCGTCTACATCGTTTTGAACGTGCTTTTCAGAGCGCTTCGGAGGGGCGGCGGGAACAATGGCAGATATTAAGATCGACGAAGAATTGCTTTTGCGCGCAGGGCTGGGGATCGGCTACGCGTTCGCGCCATTCTTTAGGGGCATTTTAGAAGGCGTTGAAGATTACACGATCGAACAGGCGGCGCGGGAAATGCAGGAAGAACACGACGCGCAGGAAGCCGAAGAAGGCTTGAAACGTCCGGTTGAAAAAACGCTGATCGGCGATTGCCGGAAGTGCTGGTGCGATCAATGCGCGAAGCTGGAACAATGCGTTCACTTGCGCGAAGGCGCGCTTCCGGACGGGGTACGCCCGTTCCCTTGCGTCGGGTGCGCGGACGGAATGCGCTTCAAGCCTTGTGAAGAAGAAAGGTGCGCCGACTTCGAGCAGGGCGCAGGATTTAATAACGGCTGACAAAACAAAAAAAGAGAACGTCCGGTTGCGACGTTCCGGACGTTCTCTTTTCCTCTTACATAGCTGTAAAAGGAGCTATTCAATATTGAAATTATAGCATTTTACGGCGCTTTTGTCAAGGAAGGGCGGCGGGATTATGCAGAGGGTTAAAAGACGTATTTTTTCGGGCGTTGTATGTGAACAAGAGGTTTACACCGTATCCGATCGAGCGAACATCAAGAAAGCTGAACCGCGACCGCGCTTCAAGGACGACGAAGAGCGCGCGCAACACCGGATCGGCATATCAAAGCGGAAACACCAGCGGCTGGTTAATGAAAACTTTTCGCCGCTTTCCTTATATAGTACGCTGACGTTCGACGACGACAGCGAAGTTCATACATTCAGCGAAGCGCGCAGAATACGCGACAATTACTTCCGGCGGCTTCAAAGGGCTTGTCCCGACGCGAAGATCATTATTTACATGGGGCGCGGCAAGTCTACGAACCGAATTCATTTTCACATGATTTCGGACGGCATACCGGAAGAAACGATCAGCGGCAAGTGGAACGACGGATCAGTAATCCATATTCGGCACTTGCGCGAACACAATTATTATAACGGCGTTGACTACGGGCAGGATTACACGGGGCTTGCGGATTACCTCTTCAACCATTGGACACCGGAACAGGGCGGACACCGTTGGAAGGCGACGCGCAATCTTCGCCAGCCGGAGAAGGAAGCGCCGACGCTTGCGCTTCGGACGTATACGGAAAAGAAAGCACCGATCGCGCCGAAGGGTTACAAGCTGGTGGAAGCCCGCGCGACGAAGTGGGGCTACATATATTATAAATATGTACGCGAACCGGAGAAACCGAAACGCCGGAAGAAACGCGAATAGCGGGAACGCCCGAAGGGGCGCAATAAAAAGCCTTGTAAATGTGTAAAGTTTTACGACCAGCGCTTTTCCTTCCGGAAGATTGATTTTATTTATTCCCCGTCGCCCGCTTTTCAGAGATCACGAACGCGCGCATTGTCAAGGGTGCGAAGCACGGCGAAGCCGCTTGCCCTTGATAATGAAAGCGCGGGAGTGATAAAAGCGGGAAGGCGGCGGGGATATAAAATCAATCGTGAAGGATCGGTTCAGAACACGGATCGAGGAAGCCCGCCGGATCGCCGATAGATTTATTCCTTTAAGCCCGTTCCCCCCAGCGGGGGGCGGAGGGGGGAGAAAAAGAAAGAAGGTGAACAACGTATGCTTGAATTGAACAAGCTGTATAACATGGACTGTATGCAGGGAATGAAAGAGTTTCCGGACGGCTTCTTCGATCTTGCGATCGTTGATCCGCCTTACGGTAATGAAATCAAAGGAGGCGGCACAATGTCAAAAACATTAGGCAGTTTGTCGGTGGGCGCGAAGATTGAAGTTCCGGTTCTTTCGGCGTATCAATCGCGCTTCGGATCAAAGATCGTTTTCAAGATCGCCGACAAGAACCACAGCGGCTACCCGTCGAATTCCGTAACGCTGATTACGGAAAAGATCATTCAGAACATGGCTTCCGACGCGAAAGAGCCGAGCAACAGCAACAGCGACCGCAAGAATTACGGAAATAACCGACATATCTATTCAAACCTTCTGCAATGGCTGAACAGTAACGCGGCGGCGGGCGCATGGTACAGCGCAAAGCACAGCGCGGATCAAGCGCCGACGACGAAGAACACGCACGTAACGTATAATCCGTACACTTCGTGGGCGGGCTTCCTTGCAATGCTTGATCCGAAGTTTGTTGCGGAGCTTATGGAAACAACGCTGACCGTTGTTAAATCTTCGACCGACGGCGGCAGTTACGAAACCTTCAAGGCGAAAATGTTTCTTGCGTCCACCACCGAAGTGGGGCTTGCGAATGAAAACAATATCGCGGAAGGATCGCTTCTTGCGCTATTCAGCAACGACGCTTCCCGCGTCGCTTATCCTACGGCGCAATGCGTGAACAACGCCGACGGTTACACGAACAGCGGCTTTGCAACGTCAAAGGGCTGGTATTGGTGGCTTCGGACGCCTAATTCGTCGCTCGCCTACTACGTCCGCTACGTCTATTCGGACGGCTCTTTGAACAACGACAACGCGTACAACGGCGGCTATGGCGTTCGCCCGCTTTGTAATCTTAAATCTTCTATCTTGGTATCTGACAGCCCGAACAGCGACGGAAATTATACGGTAATCTACAATTCCGCGCCTTCCGCGCCGCCCAGCATTACCGCGCCAGCAACGTGTTACAGCGGGCAGAACATCAACATTTCTTGCGCGGCGGCGACCGATCCGGACGGCGACGCGCTGACCTATTGTTTCGAGCGCTCATACAACAGCGGCGCGTGGACACAGGTTCAAGCGTCCGCAAGCAGGACGTTCACGGAAGCGGTATCGACCGCGTGGAACACGTTAAAATACCGCGTCCGCGCAAAGGACAGCTACGGCAATTATTCCGCATACACCACAAGCGGAGATATTGCCGTAATCCATAACCAGCCGCCCGTGATTTCCGGCAGTAATGCCGATCTTGGGATCAAGCGCGCCGATTTCACCTATCAATACAGCGTAACCGATCCGGACGGCGACACGGTGAACGTTGTTGAAAAGATCGACGGAAAGACAATCGCGACGAAGAACGCGATCACGCTGGGCGCGACGCAGACGCTTTCCGTTTCCGGAAACACCTTCACGGCGCTTACGAACGCAAAGCACACGATCACGATTACGGCGACCGACAGCGCGGGGAATAGCGCCGTCCGGACGCTGACGTTCACGAAGTCGATTGCGGGCTTCGTTATCACGCTTTCAGCGCCGCTGGAAGCCAACAGCCAGCCGACACGCGCGAATATCAAGGTAACGCGAGATATTCCGGCGGGCGGCACGTTCAAGGTTGAAGCGACGAACAATCCGTTTGACGCTTCCCCCGTTTGGGAGGATTGCACGAACGCGGTTGTTCAAGGCGTTGCACACGTTTTCACAAATAAGATCAACACGGCGGCGCAGTACGGAATGAATATCCGCGTAACCGTCCAGCGCGGCGACGCGCTGACCGCTTGCTGGGTATCGGGGATCGGGGGGAATTTTGAATGAGCGTAATTCACAAGAAGAGCAACGGCGGAGCTTCCGCCGAAATTGAAAAAGAGGTTCGGGAAGTCAAAGCGGCGGGAGAGCAAACCGCCGCTTTGCTTGCCCTATCCTTCAAAGCGCAGATCGTGCAGGATCGCGCCGCCGGAACGAACGTCATTTCCGACGCGGCGATCCTGCAATCGGCGGAAGTGATCGAATACGACGAATACGCCGACAATCACGCTTACAACACCGTCGGCGAAATCATCAAGCACAACGGGCGGTATTACGAGATCAAAGCGGCGCACACGTCGAACGCGGCGGCTTATCCCGTTGAAACCACCTTCGCGTACTATCGCTTGATCGAGCTTTCCGCGACCGGAACGCTTGACGATCCGATCCCGTATCCGGAAACGGCGGGGATCGTCGTTAATGTCGTTTCCGGCTTGTATTACAGCTACAAAGGCGCGGTATACCTTGCAAAAGCAGATATGCCGAATTGCGTTTATCCGCCGGACACGGCGGGCTTGTGGCAATGGGAAAAAGTAACCTAACGGGAAGGAGGATCAACGATGGACACTTTCACAACGGTTCTTTCCGTCTTTTCTACCGTATGCGCTATCGTGTTCGGCTATATCGCTTTTGTTCGTAACAGGGACAAGGACAAGGAAAGCAATGTGAAGCACGACGCGACCGTTTTAACCGAGATCGGATACATCAAGGCGAACACGGACGAAATCAAGGCGGAGCAGAAGGAACAGCGAAAGACGAATACGGAGTTCGTAACGCGCTTGACCGACGTTGAAGCGTCGGCGAAACAGGCACACAAGCGGCTTGACCACATCGAAAAACGAATGGATCAAGCAGAGTAACACCAGCGGCGGCGGGGGCTTCCCCGCCGCTTCTTCATTGCAAAGGAGGGTTCAGCAATGAGCAATAGCAAACTTATTTCGTGTACGCTGATTTCGCCGAACAAGAACAGCCCACGAAATCACAAGATCGACACGATCACAATTCATTGCGTCGTCGGGCAATGTTCCGCCGAGAGGATCGGCGAAATCTTCAAGCCGACTTCGCGACAGGCAAGTTCAAACTACGGGATCGGCTACGACGGGCGGATCGGGCTTTACGTCGATGAAGCCGATCGTTCGTGGTGCAGTTCTTCGGCGGCGAACGATAACCGCGCAATCACGATCGAGGTTGCAAGCGACACAAAGCACCCATACGCCGTAAACGATAAAGCATACGCGGCGCTTCTTGATCTTGTCGAAGATATTTGCCGCCGGAACAGGATCAAAAAGCTGGTATGGAGTACAAGCAAGGACGACCGCGTAAACCACAAGAACGGGTGCAATATGACCGTTCACAGGGATTACGCGAACAAGGCTTGCCCCGGCGATTATCTGTATAACCGACACGGCGAGATCGCGGCGGAGGTAAACAGGCGGCTGGGCGTTCCGGCGGTGGAACAGAAGCCGGAGCAGAAGCCGCAGGGCGACGCGAAGAACCTTTACCGCGTCCAGCTTGGAGCGTTTGAGAAGAAGGACAACGCAACAGCGTTCGCGGCGAAGCTGAAAAAGGAAGGCTTCGATACGTACATCGTGCAGATCGGCAAGTATTACAAGGTTCAAGTGGGCGCGTTCGGCGTCAAGAAGAACGCGGAAGCTATGCTGGAGAAGTTGAAGAAGGCGGGACACGACGACGCTTTCATTACCTATTCCGGCACGTCCGGCGGGACATCGGAGCGGAAGATCACAACGGGAAGCAAAGTGCGCGTGAAAGCGGGCGCGAAAACCTATTCCGGCGGAAGCCTTGCTTCCTTCGTCTATTCCCGCGATCACATCGTCAAAGAGCTTTCCGGAAAGCGCGCCGTGATTACCTACGGCGGAACGGTTGTCGCGGCGGTGAACGTCGATGATCTAACGCTTGTTTAACACACGCACAACGCACGGTATGCGTTACACAACGCGCGCCGTGCGTTAATTGCGCTATGTGAAAGGGGGACGCAATGAAAATCAAATCTTCGAGCGGGAAGCGGGTGGCGAAGCGCCGCTTCTTCAAGGCTGACGAACGCTTCGCAACGAAAGCCGTTATTGTGATCGCAATTACAACGGCGGCTTTCATCGTCGCGCAGTACGTTTCATTCCTTGTCACGCGGCAGGAACAAACCGTTCTGATCGAATGGTATTTCCGCGCCGTCGTGATCGAATGCGGCGCAATGATGATGAAACGTCTTGCCGAAGTAATCGTCGGCAGGATCAAGAAAAAAGAAAAAATCGACATAACAGAAAGCGAGGATACAAACAATGACTATTGATCTTACCAGCATTGCAAACGCCGTGATCGCTCTTATCGCGGCTATTATTACCGCCTTCGTGATCCCGTGGATCAGAAGCAAGACGACCGCCGCACAGTTTGAGAAAATCAAAATGTGGGTAACGGTTGCAGTCGAAGCCGCCGAACAGATTTACACCGGAAGCGGCAGGGGCGCAGAGAAGAAAGCATACGTTGTTGAATTTCTGAATAGCAAGGGCTTCAAGATCGACGCGGAAACGCTGGATAAACTGATCGAAGCCACCGTCTTTAATCTTCCGGACTACTTCACTATTTCCGGCATTCCGGCGGATACCGACAGCAACAAAGAGTAATTGACCGCGCGGCGGATCGCGCTTCCCCTTTCAGCCTTCCGCCGCATAAAGAACAATCCCCCGTGCGGGCTTTCGAGCCTTGCACGGGGGATTTTTTTGTTTGGTTCATTCCTTCGGCGGTTCGACCGACGCTTTCGACGGCGCGGCGGTTTTCCCTTTAATGAGTTGATACAGCTTCTTACAGCCGACCGCAATTCCCTTGAATAGATAGTAATAAATCTTGTAAAACGCCCACAAGAAGAAGTACAGACACCAGCCCGCGCCGATAATCATATACCACATCAAATAGAACATTCCGGCGAAGAGCATAGCGAAGCACCACAACGGCGCGTTTCGCTTATTCACACGCACACCGAAGCCCAGCCGGAAACCGGACATCTTCTTCAATGTCTTTGTAAAGCTGACGAACATTAGAGCAAATCCCCCTTCTTAAATGTAAATTTTCAAGGCAGAATTCGCCCATTCTGACCTTTAACACAATTATACGCCCGTCATGCGCTAAAATCAAGAATAAAGCGGAATATTTACACACCGTTTGCAAATAATCAGAATGAAGAGGGATCGCGGCGGAAATGAAGATATACGATTACAACGGCAAAAAGAACATTTGCGGCGACCGATTGCGCGAAGCGCGCGTCGTCCGGCGGCTACGGCAAGAGGATTTAGCCGCACAAATACAGTTGAAAGGGATAAACGTGGAGCGGGACAGTATAAGCCGAATTGAAATCGGTACGCGCTTCGTATCCGACTTTGAATTGAAGATATTTGCGGAAGTGCTGGGCGTTTCAGTAAATTGGCTTTTAGGTATAGACGAATAACGGCGGCGGGGTGATCCCGTCGCCGCTTATTTTTTTCTGCTTTTTTCGCAAAAGCTATTGACATATACGCACGTATATAGTATAATAATAGACAGAAAGGAGGTTAAGACGTTGAGCAAGAAAAAGCAAAAGAAAAGCGGCAATAAGAAAGACCAGCCAGCAAGCACAATCAATCTTATTACCGCGATCGTAAACCTTGTAATTGCAATTCTTCTTCTGATAGAAAAGCTGACAAGGTAACGGGCAGGGGGAGAAATCCCCCTTGCCTTGATAAGTATAACACAAAAAACGCTTAACGTCAATGGAGCATGGATACAGCGATTTATATTCTTGTGGCGATTAGCATTGCTTTGTCGATCGTTGCTATCGTCTTATCCTTGAAGCGGAGGAAGTAACAAAATGAACGAAAAGGACTATTCAGCGCAAAAGAAACACATTCGGACGCATTACGCCCGCTTCCCGCTTGATCTTCGTCCGGAAGTGCTGGAGGAATTCAAAAAGGCTTGCGCGGACAACGGGACAACGCCGACAACGGAAATCAAGAAGTTTATTGCGGCGTATTGCGAAGCGGCGCGGGATAAGTAACTATCGGCAGGGGCGGCAGAAATGCCGCCCTTTTGTCATATTCGGAAGCTGGAGGAAGGAAGAATGCACAAACACTTAACATGGACAGACCGACTAAAAATCGAAAAAGGCTTGAAAGAGGGC